AATTTAAAATTAGGTAAAGGTAATAGAAAAAAATTGCATAGATTAACTATTTGTGGTGAGATTTGGCATATTCCTTCTAAGAACAAAGCTGTAAAAAAGTTTAAGCAAGTTTCCGATCCTTTATGCAACAGAATATCTGTAGAAAAAATAAAGTCAGGAGATTACTATGGGTTTTCTTTAGCTGCAAATAAACCAGAAGATAAATGGGTTCTCCTAGAAGATTATACTGTAGGTCATAATTGTGGGGCATTTAACAACCTTAAAGCATCATACATGGCTACACGACCTTGTGTAGAAGATGGTGGTGTAATTACTGGGCAAATAGTATTGTTCGGTACAGGAGGAGATATGGAAGGTGGAACAATAGATTTTGAATCTATGTTTTACAATCCTGAAGCTTATGATCTCCTACCTATAGACAATGAGTTCGATGATGGTGGCGAAGGTACTACTTGTGGGTTCTTCTTTCCTTCCTATTGGAATAAAGTAGGTTATATGGATAAAGATGGAAATTCTTTAGCCGAGAGAGCCAAAGCTGATGAAGAAGCCAAAAGAGAACAAATAAAACGCGAATCTAAAGATGCAGGAGTATTAGATAAGTTTACTACGGAATACCCTTGGAAACCAAAAGAAGCTTTCCTACAAACATCTAATAACTACTTTCCTACTGCATTGCTATTAGAGCATAGGAACACTTTGATAAGAACAGGTATTGCTAAAAACATAGCAGTACATGGAGTTCTTAAAGAAACTAAAGAGGGTGTGAAGTTTAGACCTTCAGATCAAGTTAGACCTATTATTAAGTTTCCTACTCAAAAAGGAGATGATATAGAAGGATGTATAACTGTATACCAAGCTCCTTTCCGAGATTCTTCAAATTCAATACCTAGAGATTTATATGTTATAGTACATGATCCATACGCGCACGAAGGAGGTTCTTCTTTAGGAGCAGCGTATGTTATCAAACGTATAAACCCTTATTCTAAACCTGATGATATGATTGTAGCATCATACATTGGTAGACCAGAATCTCAGGATGATTATAATGAAAACTTATTTATGTTGGCAGAATACTACAATGCACAAATAGGTTTTGAGAATGATCGAGGAGAAGTAATTCCTTTTGCAAAAAGGTATAAGAAACTTCATTGGTTGTTAGAAGAAGGAGAGATATTTGACAAAAGAGATAATGTAAGCATAAAGAAATTAGGAAGAAAATATGGATTCTCTATGGGATCTGGCGCACGTAAAGGTCAAGCAATACTTTACCTTAGAGATTGGCTAAGAGAAAAAAGAGGGAAAGATGAAGATGGAAACAGAATATTGAATTTAAATACAATTTATGATATTGCTTTGCTTGATGAATTAATTAAATTTAATATGGATGGAAACTTTGATAGAGTTTCTTCACTATTAGTTGGTATGTTTCATCTAAAAGACTTATATAATAAAGAAATAGAAGCTATAGAAGAAAGTTCTGCTGAATCATTTTTTGACAGAGAATTTTTTGCTTAACTTTGTAGATTATAAAATGAATTACAATGAACAACAATATACCAAAGCAGAAAGTAAAATTTAAAGCTAAGAACAAAAAATGGAGAGAGCAATGTATAAAGGGATTTATTAACAAATCCTCTTTTGGCACTTCTGAAAAGTCTGAGCTTAAAAAGTTTTATGATGCTTACAATGGGAATTTAAACGAAACAGATTACAACTATGTCATTAACCCTTATAATTCTGCTAGTAATAGTAAGCGGAATTTTCCAGCAAGATTAAGGTGCTACAATATTATTAGACCTGTTATTGATCTTCTTTTAGGAGAGAAAGCTATCCGACCATCTACACATCAAGTAGTAGTAAAAAATGCTGATGCTGAGTCCAAATTCATGGATGAAAAGAACAAAGTACTTATGGAGTACATGCAGCAAGAGTATATCAATGAACTAAATGCTCAAGGTGTAGAAACAGGTCAAGAAAGTGTAGAGCAAGAAAAACCTCAAGAATTACAAGAGAAATTTACATCTAATTATAAAGATGAACGTGCTATCGTTGGTCAAGAAGTATTATCATATATTACTTCAAGCTTAGATATGGATGATAAGTTTCAAAAAGGATTTTTTGATTGGTTAGTGGCAGGGCAAGTATTTACATACAAAGGTACTTGTATGAATGAACCAGAATACGAAATAGTATCTCCTTTAGATATCGATTATGAAAAATCTCCTAACAGTGATTACATAGAAGATTCAGACTGGGCAGCTAGAAAATCTATAATGTCACTTAATGAAGTTGTTGATAGGTTTTATGATCTGTTAGAAGAAAAACATATAGACAAACTTGAATCACATACTTCTAAACATAGAGAAGGAATTAGTGGTACAACAATGGCTCGAAGTATCTTAGGATTAAATGGAGGTGGAGAACAAACTATTAGTGATAGAATGATTGAAGTAATTCATGTTACTTGGAAATCATTCCAGAAAATAGGTATTCTTACTTACATTGATGAAGCAGGTACAGAACAAATGATAGAAGTAACTGACATATATGTTGCCGATGAAGATCAATCTATAGAATGGTTTTGGGTAAATGAAGTATGGGAAGGTTATCAGATAGATGGAGATATATACTTAGGAATCAGACCATTAGAAGTTCAAAGAAACCAAATGATGAACTTATCTTCTTGTAAACTTCCGTATAATGGCAGGATTTATTCCAACAGATATTCTGAGAATGTATCTATTGTATCTATGGGTATGCCCTATCAAGTTCTTTACAATGTATTTCATTATCGATTAGAGCTATCTATTGCTAAAAACAAAGATAAGATTGCTTTAGTAGAAATGAATATGATACCAAAACGACATGGTTGGGATGAAGAGAAGTTTATGTACTATGCTGATGCAATGGGGTATATGTTTATCGACTCAACCGCAGAAGGTAAAAATAGAGAGCGTGTTACTTTCAACCAGTTCCAGGTGTTGGATATGTCTTTGGGGCAATACATCGCAGCACAGTTTCAGCTATTACAAGCAATTAAGCAGGAATGGGAGGATCTTGTCGGAATTACAAGACAAAGAAAAGGTAACATAAACTCTTCAGACTCTGTAGGAGCGACAGAGAGGTCTGTAGCTCAATCTTCTACAATAACAGAGGAATTGTTCCGTAGGTTTGAGAAAGTTGAAGAGAAGGACTTACTGGGTCTATTAGACGTATGTAAGTATGCTTGGCAAGATGGTAAAAAATCTAACTACATAACTTCTGAAGGTTATCACGCTATTCTTTCTGTAGATCCTATAAACTTTACTGAATCTGAATTTGGAGTATTTGTTAAAAACAATAGTGCTGAAAGAAACAAGCTTCAGGTAATGAGAGAACTGGCAATGTCATTTGCTCAGAACGGAGCATCAATGAGTACTATTGCAGAGATACTTGATTCGGACAACTTTACAAAAATCAAATCATTGGTTAAGAAGGTTGAAGAAAAGCAAATGCAGATGCAACAAGAAGCTCAACAAGCTGAACAACAAGCTCAACAAGCTCAAATGCAAATGGAAGAAGCTGCTAAACAAGCTGAAGCTATGGAGAATGAAGCTGAAAGACAACATACTTCTATTGAGAATGAGTTAGATAGAGAGCTTCAAAGAGAGCTTAAAGGTTTAGATATTGAAAAAGAAAAAGAAGGTGATGATGGTCAAGAAATTGAAAACAGAAAACAAAATCTTGAAGAACAGAAATTTAACCATCAGCGTAATGTAGATAAAGAATCTCTAAAAATAGAGCGTATTAAAGCTAACAAGTCTGGAAGCAGTAATACAAAATAACTATATACGTTCACATTTTAAAAAAATAAAAAGAAATCATATTAAAACATTTATTTTTGTAGTATGGAAAATCAAGGACTTAATTTAGAAGGGGTAAGTATTGAAAAAATACTTTCTGGAGTCACCCAAGAACAAAGCACTCCTGCTAGTGAAAATATTTCTGAACAACCTACAACTACACAAGTTGAAGAAAAAGAAGAAAGCACCAAAGAAGTTGAACAAGTACAACAGCCCACCGCCACCCAAGAAACAGAAAAAAATTCTGTGGAAGAGGACAGCAAGGTAGCTGATGAACAACAATTAGCTGAAGAAAGTGAATCTGAAAGTATATTTTCAGAGATCAATACTTTTATGGGTGTTGATATCGATGCTTCTGGGTATCAAGAAAGCGTAGAAGGTTTTGCTAGTTATACTAAAGATCTTAGCAATCAGTTAGCAGATGGTATGTTAGAAAACATATTTAGTGCTTTTCCTGATGTGAAAGATTATTTAGACATTAGAATGGCAGGAGGTAATGCAGAGAAATTTGTTCAGTCCTTTGTAAATTCAGAAAAACTAGGAGGATTAGAACTTCAAGACAATGAATCGCAATGGGAAAATTTAGTCGCTCAACATTATAGCTCTACAGGAATGAGTGAAGATGATGTACAAGGAATGATTAGCGACTTTAAAGATACAGGAATTTTAAAAAGTCAAGCTGAAAGAAGTTTGAAGTTTTTAAAAGCTCAAAAACAAAGAGAATTAGAAAATGTAAAAGAAAGAGAAATTCAAGAATACCAACAAAGAGAACAGCAGTTACAACAACAATGGAAAGAAATCGAAGGTGTTGTTTCTGGAGGTCATATTAAAGGGTTGGTTATTCCTCAAAAAGAAAGATCTAAATTTTACAATTGGATGTCTGCTCCAAATGCTGAAGGTAAAACTGAAGCTATGGCAAGTAGAGAACAAATGGATACAGAAACAGCAGTAGCTATTGAATATCTTTTGTATAAGAATTTTGACTTTGGAACATTGGCATCAAACATCAATAAAACAAAGAAAGCTCAAAATCTTAGATCTCGATTAAAAGGTTCTAATTCTACTTCTAGCAGAATGGGTAATAAAAAAGGATATACTCCTGCTAAAACAAAAGGATTTAATTCAATTCAAGATATTTTAAAATCATAATTTTTATACTAAATGGCAACAGATAACAACAAGAAGTTCCGACTGTACAATGATATTTTCAGTGCAGAAGGAATGACTGATGAAAACTCTCTGACAAATGCGTTACTTACGCAACCAGATGTGCTTTCTCCAGTAATTACTCACCTAATGGGTCGTGAGGATAAAAGATTCCCATTGTCATTCCTAACTGAAGGTTTTGGAAATGTTAAATACATTAATGATGTAGAATACGATTATCCAGTAATGGGTCGTATGAACAAGTCAGTTCAATGTGTAGCATTAATTCAAGGTACAGGTGTAGCTCACTCTAGATTTAAACTTGAGTTTAAAGAAAAGTGGTTTGTACGTCAGTATATCATTGAATTTCCTACAGGTCTGCAGATGCGTATTATGGAAGATCCATATGAAGGTACTAATGGAGGATGGGTATATACTTGTCAGCTAATTACAACTTCGGATTCCGATGCAATTTCTGCTGCTGATGTAGTAGGTGAAAATGCTATTCAATTATTTGCTCCTTCTGCTATGAGTGGATCGAGAGGTAATGAAAGTAACTGGGTTGCACCTTCTAAACTTCGTAATCAGATTTCTTTGATTCGTAAGTCTTACAGATATGAAGGTAATGCTCCAGATCGTGTAGTTCAATTCCAACTTCCACTAGCATCAGGTACAACAAACCTATGGTACTCTTTTGAAGAATATCAGCACATGCTTCGTTGGAAAGAAGAAGTAGAGTCAGTTCTTTGGTACTCTAAGTACAACAAAGATTCTTCAGGTATTATCCACTTGAAAGATGATAATGGCAAACCAATTCCATTGGGTGCAGGTGTATTGGAGCAAATTCCAAACTATGACACTTACTCTATCCTTACAGCACAGAAACTTAAAACAGTAGTTCGTGATGCACTCTATGGTGCAACAGATTCTTCTGCTACAAACATCGTTCTTTTCACAGGTCTTGGTGGTCTTGAAGAGTTTGATAATGCAATGAAAGAAGAAGTAGCTAATGGTTCTTACATCAAAAATACTGATCCAGGTGCTTTCGTTCGAGGAGGTTCTGATTCTCTTCAGTATGGTGGGTTCTTTACTTCTTACAAGCACATTGATGGTCACGTTATTACAGTTCGTCACTTACCTATGTTTGATCATGGTGCAAGAGCGATGAATTCTCGTAAACACCCTATCACAGGATTACCTTTAGAATCTTACAGAATGATCTTCCTAGATATGTCTAGTTATGATGGTCAGCAAAACGTAACTATGGTTACTCGTAAGAATCGTGAGCTTCTTCGTTGGGCAGTAGCAGGTGCTACAGTACCTCCAGGTTTTGGTGGTAACGCTCTTCGCGCGAACGATATTGATGGTGCTTCTGTTCACTTTATGAAAGAGTGTGGTATTAACATTCGTAGAGCAACAAACTGTCTACACCTAGAATGTACACTATCTTAATATATTTTTTTACTGAGAAGAGTACATTTACTTGTACTCTTTTCTTTTAATTTTAATAAATGAATAATTCAAGAATTGTAGAAATCTTTAGGAGACCAAACACATCAAGTCTGCCAGACGAGGTTTTTTTAGATGCAAAAAGAAAAATTGGAAGCGTTTTCAATAACAATGGTAAACCACTAATTGGTTTGTCATTAGATGAAATTCAAAAGTATATGCCAAGTATTATTGGTGTATCAACAACAGATCCTGCTTTTTATAGCAAAGTTGATAAGTATTTTTTAAACATCACTATCAATGTTCCTACAGAAGGTACGAAGTTAGATGTTACTACGGATGCTCAGGGTAATCCAGTAAACATCGTAGATTTTATAAAATACAAATATGTAGAATCATATCCGTATTGTGCAAAAGATCAAAACTCTTTAAAAAGAGCTGATAAGTTTTACATTTTAGACAGACAAGAAGAGCTTGATAAAAAGCATGTTGCTTCTAGCACAAGAAAAGAAGCATACAAGATTCTACTTGGACTCGCTGCTAAAGAAAAAGATTTCTTGCTTACTTTGATGGGTTACAATATTAACCTATTGGAAGATAAAACAAAAGAAATTTCTTTAGAAGATGAAGTAAACAAAGATCCTTCAAACTTTATTAGTTTAGCATCCGATAAGAACTTAGAAATCAAAGCATTAATAGAAACACTTATTTCTGCTGAAGTGCTAAGAAGAATTGGAACAGCTATTATCAATGGTGATGAAACTATTGGTCAGACTGATGAAGATGCAGTAGTTTACTTAAAAGATAAAAAGAATTCCGCAGTATTGGTTTCTATGAAAGCAAGACTTAAAGAATTCCAAAAAAATAAATAACAATGACTATATCTGAGATGCACACAGCAGTAGACTTAGGTTTACAAAAAGTTTCTTCATACCAATATGATAATTTCTTACCACAAGAAATAGACTTCTTTTTAAACAAGATGCAAGATCGATTTATCAAAGACGTTTTTAGTAAGTGGGGAGATAATAAAAGATTAGGGTTTGAAGCAATTCAAAAGCGTCTTGATGATATAAGAATGTTAATAACAAAAGCAGAATCTTTATTCGAACAATCTTCGTATGAAGATTTTGCTTCTTTACCAGATGATTATTGCTATGCAATAAATCTTCGCGCTAAAATGTATGAAGAAAATTGTGGCAAAACTCAAGCTACAGTATCATCTAAAGAATCTATAGATGTTGTTCGCATCGTAGAGCAAGATATGCTTTATAAATTAGTAAAAAATCCTTTTGCTTCTCCTAACCAAAATAATCCAATTGCGGTGTTTGAAGGTAACTCAATAAGAATAATTTGTAATGAATTATCTATATTAAAAAGTTACGCATTAGAATACATTAGGAAACCTATAAAAATGGACATATCTTTGTGTATAGATTGTGAATTACCAGAGCATACGCATCAGGAAGTTGTAGACCTAACGATCAAGCACATACTTGAAGCAATTGAATCTCAAAGGTATCAAACCAATTCGGTTGAACACAATGAAAAAGAATAATTTTTATACTACTTAAATATTTAAAATGGCAAACGTAAAACAAGTATTTTTTTATACTGACTCAGCATTAGCATCTGGGGACTTCGTAAAAGATGGAGTTCTAGCTGCAGACCTAACAAGTGCAAATAGTGCAAACATTGTTAAGAATGGTCGTACTTCTCAAGAATTTCTTAAAGGAGAACTTGTAGAAGCAACAATTGTAAGTTTCAATGCAGGTACTGCTCAAGCTTCTTCAGTAGATCTTGGTGCAATTGCAGGTAACGATTATAGAGTTACTATTATTGACACTACTTCTGGACACACTTCACTTCCTCGTAAATCGTTTGAATCTGTAAATGCTGCTTCGGCAGGTGCTGCTGCAATAGCTATTGTTGCAGAAATCAATGCACTTACAACGAATGAGGTTTCTGAATTTTTTGGTTACTCAGCAGCAGTAGCAAATACTGATCAAGTTGTAGTAACAGCTCCTGTAGATTCTACATTTAGACTAGCTTCTAATGAAGGTGCAGTAATTGCATACACAACTGCAATGTCACCATCAGTAGGTACAGCAGCAAAAATGAAACAACTTTGGGAAAACTCTCTTCCTTTTATTGGTGTTACAAACAGAATTAAGCACGTTGTAGTTGCTCCTGATTACCCTGGGGTAGCAGCGACAAACTACGATGTTGTAGTTTGTAGATTCCAAAAAGTTTCTGGAGTAAAAGATGGTTCTCAAGTTAGACGTTACGACGATCATACAGTTTATCTAGCAATTCCAGATGGTGCATCTACATTGACTCCTGCTGATTTGAAAGCAGAGATTGATAAACTAGCATAAATTCATCACAGTTCTTGATATATTTTTTCGGCAAGGGGTTATCCCCTTGCTTTTTAAAATTTAAACAATATGGCAACATCACTATTACAAGTAGAAATTACGCAGTCTGGAAATTTAAGAACTAAAATCCTAAATGATTTTCCAGATGGAATTACTGAATATGGAGATATAGTATCTTTTACAGTAGTATTGCCTGATGGAAACTTTGTAGTTTATGATGCAGTATCAAGTACTTTGTTTCAAAATGCTTCTTTTGTAGAGTCATTTGATTCTACTATAGAGTTTGATAGTTTTGAATTTAGTCTGCAATCATTTATCGATGATAATGTAATTGTAGACTCACTAAATAATCCTGTTGATATAGATTATACTGAATTTAAAGATGGAATTTATGTTGTAAATATGACATTCAATATAGATTCTCAATATTACGCTAACGGAACTACCAGAGTTTTTAGAAAAACTGCAATGACTGATTGCATTTTAGATCTTCTTCCTCAATTTGAAGCTTGTATATGCGACTGCGATTGCGATGATTGTGGCGATTGCAATGAAATACAAAACACCTTAGACAAAATTCTTATTCTAGAACGAGGTGCAGACATATCTTTCGATAAAGAATTATATGATGTAGTAAATGACATCACATTACAAATCGCAAAATTATGTACTAATAATGACTGCTCGACATGTTAAAAAATAAAAAATACTATTCTTCTGATGAAGAATATAAAAAAGCTCTTGATAATGAGTATATTACACTCGTAAAAAAACTTTCTAAATCTTTAAAATTTGACTTGTGTATTTCAAATTTAATATGCAAATTAAAAAAGATTAGAAATTACATCTTAGGAGAAACATTGGAATACTCTATTGAAGGTGATGATATCATTCAAAATACCGATCAATACTTAGTGGAATCCAGTACCTACATAAACATCGTAACAAGCGATGGTAAATTTATTAAAAAGAACTAAAAAAGATGAAAAGAACTGTGGAAAATTATTGCGACAAATACAAAGATTTGTCACACACACAATTGGCTGAAATAATTGTAACCGATGGAGAAACTAATTTGTCAAAAAGAACTCTGAGGAGAAAAATATCAGAGTACAGAAACAAATTTAGTTCAAAATATGAAACACAAGCTGTAGGAGAATTATCTTACAAAGGAGAAAAGTCAATAACATCTTTAAAAGAAGCTATTGACTTTTTTGATATTAATACCAAAAAATACAACATCAAAAAGTATACTGTAAATTCTTGGGATGTTGCAGGAAAGAATGGGAAAAGAACAAATTACCAAGTAAAAGTTTCACTCGAACCAAAAGAGGTTGGAGTAAATACAAAAAGAATAAAATCTTTATTGGAAAAAGAAATTAAAAACTTTAAACCTAAAAAAGTAAAAGGTTCTGAAATAGGAGTATTAGCTATTACAGATCTTCATATAGGAGCTAAAGTTTCTGGACTAAAAAACACTCCAGATTTTTCTTATAAAGTAGTAATTGAAAGGTTGGGAGAAATTGTTGCGAAGATAAATAGAATGAATTATAAAGAGGTTCATTTAGTTATGCTTGGCGATTTTATAGAAAGCTTTACAGGTTTAAACCATCCTAATTCATGGAAAGGTTTAGAGCATGAAGCTTATGGTGCAGAAGTAATAATTAATGCATACAAGATCATAAACAAGTTTATATCTTCTATCAATAATATATCTTCTGTAAATATGGTTGCAGGAAATCATGATAGAGTTACTTCTTCGAGTAAAGAGGATGTAAAAGGAGATGCTGCTAAACTACTTCACTTTATGTTGGATAGCAACAATAATTTAGAAGTAAACTATGATCCTTTTCTTCTTACTAAAAAGATTGATAACATAAACTACATACTTACTCATAATCATTTTGGAATCTCTAGAAATGATGTTGGAAAAGTTTGTTTTGAGTATGGAGATCAATCTTGTTACAATGTTTTGCTAGGAGGTCATTGGCACTCTAGAAAAACACAAAAGTATTATAAAACAGATAACATTGTATCTGATCAAGCAAACTACAGGTCTATCGTTGTAGCACCAATATTTTCTGGAAACTTTTATTCCGAATCTAATGGTTGGACATCTACATCAGGGTTTAGCTTGATAGAAAACAATGGTAAAAATAAAATAAACGTATTCGATTATACAATATAAAACAATGGCAGATAACACTTATACTATTCCAGAGTTAGATCAAATAGGATCTATCGATATAGCAGATTTATTGATCATCGAGGATGTATCTTTAGATAAAACATTTAAAACAAGTATTCTTACTCTTTTTAATCCTCTTAGGTTAAACAAGCAAGATGATAATATAGGAATTGGATATAATCCAAATGCTCAATATAAATTTGGAGTATCTGGAGAGTCTGAGTTTCAAGGAGATATGACTGCTGCAAATGTTTCTATGCAAGGACTAACAGCAGCAGCAGAAGTAACGCTTTCTAATTATGGTTCTGGAAATAACATTTTAAATACAGCACCTTATCTTTTAGCAGTAGATGCTTCAGGTAATTTAAAAGAAATAGAACTTTCTGTTTTATCTGGATCAGATAATTTAGGAAACCATACAGCTACAGAGTCTTTAGATTTAAAGAGTCAATCTATTATAAATGCTCTTGTGTTACAAGCAGCAGGAGGAATTATTAGTGTAAAGAATTCTTCTGATGAAGATATATTTGTATTTGGAGGATCTGGAGAAGTTTCAAGTAATACTTCTAAAATAGATTTCATTGCTGAAGATGATTTATATTTTACTAAATATGGCGATGGAATATTGTTAGATAATAGTTCTCCATACCTTTTAGGAGTGACTGCTAGTGGTACTGTAACAGAGGTAGAATTTTCTGCTGTAAGTCCTATTGTGATACAAAATGAAGTGTCTACAGGAGATCCTTTGTATACTTCTATTAAAACAATAGGTTTTGATACTGGTCAATTAAAAGTTGGTAAAGAATACGGAATAGAATCTGATCTATCAAGAGTAGAACTTCCTAATGGAGATTTTGCTTATCCTAAAATGATGGTTATCAATCGTGGCGATAATACTGCTGATGCAGACATGATTGAAAACAAAATCAATTATCTTACTACAAAAGTATCTGATGCTTGGCAAAAAGCAGGAGTTCTTTTAGGGGTATCTTCTAGTGATAGAAATTTAGTATTTTCTACAAATTCTTATGGAACAACTACAATCGGTCCAAACCACTCGATTTCTCCTGTAGATAGAGTGGATGCAGATGATATTGTTAAATCATCTTTGTTTGTAGGATCTAGTGCAGTAGCTCCATTTACATCTTCAGATTCTCAATTGGTTATTGCAGATGGGCAATGGTCAGAGCGCGGAGATAGAATGATTTCTATGACAAATCTTAGAGTATACGTTCTTGGTGCTGTTCCTTCAAGAATATTTTCACAAAAAGAATCTGGATATACGTTTGATATTAAAGATGGATATACTTGTATAGTAGAAATAGAAGCAATAACTAAAGTAGATAGCATTGGTGATTCTTCTTTATCGATTGGAGATATATGTATGGTTCAAGCAAAATATATTGTAGATAATAATTCTGGAGTAATATCTACTAAAAAAGTAGGTTCAGATACTTCTACTCCTTTAGGTATAACAACATTAAGTCTAGCAACATCGATAAGCACAGATCCATCAAATAAAACAGCAAGTATATTTATTACTGCTACAAACTTAGGTACTAATGGTAGTGCTTTAGGATCAGTAAAAGCTAATTTCACTTGGATTAAATAATAAATAATGGAAAACAATTTATACTTTCCTGGAGAAGGAAAACGAAAAAGAATACTAGGAGAAACTACTTCTGAGATAGAATCTACAGACGAAAACATGATTATCCCTGTAGTAGATACTAAACTAGGAACAACATACCATATAGATGCTTCTAAAATTGGAGGGGATAGTCAAAGTGTATTGTTAAAAACTGATTCTGGATACTCTAATACTTCTGGTTTTGCTGGTAGACCATCAGCAAATGGATATCAATGGGAAGCAGGTGTCGGAATAAATTATACAGCACAAGATGTTTTAGATGGTAAATTTAAAGTATTTGGACTAGATCCAACAGTACAAGCAGCAGTTGATAACCCTTACTGGACTACTCCAGATGTTAGTGGCGATGCAAATGTAGGATTATTTAATGGGTATGCACTTCCTGAAGGTGTCACTTCTTTGTTTGATTTTGATTATGACTACGATACAGAAAATGCTGCAATCACACATCAATATTATGCTTTGAACAATGGAACGGAAACAGGTTTTGAAGGAAGTACAGGAAGGATTAGGTTAAACGATTTAAAATATGGCGATCAGCTAAGAGTTCGGTTCGCTTATAACATTATACCGCAGATTGCAAATACTACAATAGAGGTTGCAGTTTGGTACGCAAACAGAAATGCAAATAATGAGATAACATATACCGATCCGTTGACTACGAGTCCAGCGTTC